CCTCGATGTTGACGAGGAACGTGTGCACCGTTTTCAGGACTTGGAAGCCAACACTCACACCGACCCGGCAGACCCTACACTGTCAGAGGTCGTCTATTACGAGTGCGTTGCGAAGGTCGATTATGACGGCGATGGCATTGCTGAGATGCGCCGCATCTGCGCCATTGGGGAAGACGGCTCAGAGATACTGCACAACGAGCCGTTTGACCATGTGCCATTCGCGGTTGTCAGCCCTATCCTGATGCCGCACCGCCTGATTGGCCGGTCCATCTATGACATGACTGAGGACTTGCAGGTTATCAAGTCAACACTGCTTCGTCAGTATCTGGACAGCGTATATACCAGCACACTGCCGCGCATGGGCGTTGTTGAGGGCATGGTCAACATCGATGATGTTCTGGATGGCACCGCTGGGGGTATCATCCGTATGCGTCAGGCCGGTATGGTACAGCCTATCTCTGGCACCCCTGTCGGCGGCGAAGTACGGCCCCTGATGGATTATCTGGACCAGATTAAAGAACAGCGCACCGGGATGTCCAAAGCCTCACAGGGGCTGGACGCTAATGCGTTGCAGTCTACTACAGCCAGCGCAATCAGCGCGACAGTCAGAGGCGCACAGGTAAAGCTGGAATCATATGCCCGGACAATGGCTGAGACAGGCGTGAAGAGCTTGTTCAAAGGCATACTGCACTTGGTTACCAAGTACGACCAGAAGCCACGCATTGTGCGGTTGCGGAACAACTTTGTGCCGATTGACCCACGCGAGTGGCACAGCGAGTTCGATGTGGTTGTTCAGGTTGGTCTGGGTACAGCAGACGATGAGCAGAAGATTGCCTTCCTGACGCAGATAGCTGGCAAGCAAGAACAAATCCTGATGCAGTTGGGGCCAAGCAACCCGGTGGTCAGTATGAGCCAATACGTCAACACACTGCGGTCCATTGCGGAGATTGGCGGGTTCAAGGATGCCGACCAGTTCTTTAACAACCCACAGCAGATTGCCATGATGGAACAGCAGATGGCGCAACAGCCACAGCAGGGTGACCAAGCCGCACAGGCAGAGTTGCAGGCTGAGATGGCTCTGAAGCGTGAACGCATGATGATGGAACTTGAGCTTGAGCGTGAGAAGATGCTGGCGGAGTTGGAACTGCGCCGACAGGAACTCGCGGCTGAAGCTGAACTGAGGGCCATTAAGGCCGCAACTGACGCTGAAATCAGCACTAACTTGCCGAGGTAGATATGCCAATTTCTTTAGGTTCAGGAACTGTTCAAGCCAGCACCCCCATAAGCAACGATGACGGGGGCAATGAGGCATCTCGTTCTGGGGGTGTAGATTACGCAAGCGGTGGGGAGTACCTCGGAGAGTTTGGCGGTGCTGGCCCGGCAGTTGGCTATCAAGGGTCTGGATACGGCACCTACAGCGATGGCGGGTATGAAGCCCCAGAAAGCTCCGAGGGTGTTGCGAATATGGTTTCGGCCATGAACCGGCAAAATTTGATAAACAAACAGATTGCCGCCAGAGAAAGGGCCATGTATGGGGGCAACCCCGTGACGCAAGGCTTTGGTGCTGGTCAGACATCTATTAATCAGCTTTACAAAAGAGCCTTCAATCAACCTCTGCCGAATATAGGTTTTATGGGCGTAGGGTTGAACACCCTCGGCTCATCTGTTGCGCGTGGAATTTTGGACCGAGTGGCGGCTGGTGGTAAGCCAGTATATGACCCAACCGGCCAGATTGTTGGTGTTATGGGGGAAGGCTTGTTTGGCGGTGAGGCTTACTTTGGCCGTCCCGGTTTTGACCCTTTGCAGGGTGGCTCATCATTTGACCCAGACAATCAAGCGTATTATGCGAGCTCATACACTGGCGACATGGGTGGTGACGATGACGGTGGGCCGGATATACCCCGCGCACCAGTTACAGCCATTACACCCGCAGAGGAGCCTGTAGCCGCCGCAGTCACTCCACAGTACATCCGCCCGGCTGGTGGGTTTTTCCCAGAAGAGGGCTTGTATTACCGGCGCGGATTGTTAGATGAACCAGTACCGGGTCTGCTGGACTTTACAGCCCGGAATCAAGCGTTTAGACGCGGCATGGCTACAGACGCAAGCCTTTATCAGATGCCGTATGATTTGACAGGGTACACATTGCTATGAACGAAGGCAGGGCGAGGGAACAGATAGAACGCGGTGAAAAGGCCGCATCACTGTTGAGGAACGATTTACTGAATGAGGCATTTGAAGCACTTGAAGCAGATTTTATACAGGCGTGGAAAGTCAGTTCTGTGGAAGATTCACAAAACCGTGAACGGCTGTATATGTTATGTCAGAACTTGTCGGCCCTTCGAGGATATCTTGAAGGGGTCATCACCAGTGGCAAGCTGGCTAAGGCGCAACTGGATGAGTTGCAGAATCGTCAAAAATTTGAGAAAAGGTAATTAGATATGTCCAATACCTCGCAAGAGACTGGAGCTATTTCTGTTAATGAAGCAATTTCTAGCCTATTGACTCCACCCATTACGGACACGGAAGAACAAGGGCGACAAGAGCAGGAGACTGCTCAACCGGCGGAGGCTGAGGCCGAGGCCATCCAAGAGGACAATCTTCTCGAAGAACCCTCAGAGGATGTGTACGAGGAAGAAGCTGATGAAGCCGAAGAACTTGAAGAAGCGGAGTACGCTGAAGAGGAAGAAGAGGAACCCGTATATGCTGTCACGGTAGACGGCGAACAGTACGAGGTCACCCTTGACGAACTCCAGAAGGGTTATTCGCGGCAACAAGTTTTCACAAAGCGTAGTCAAGAACTCGCTGAACAACGGAAGCAGTTTGAGCAACAGGCCGCTGAAGTTAGCCAGATGAGGGATTACCACGCACAGCAACTTGAACAGTTGTCTGAGCAACTCAAGCAGACACTCCCGGAAGCGGAACCTGATTGGGCGGCGTTAAAGGAACAGGGCTACTCTGCTGAAGACCTGTTTGTTTACAAGACTCAGCTTGACCAGCAAAAAGAAAAACTGCGTCAGGTTGAGGCCGAGAAACAAGCACTGGCTCAACAGCAGGCTCAGGAGCAACAGGCTCAGATGCAAAAGCATCTGTCCTCACAGAGGGAAGAGATGTTGAATCGCTTGCCTCAGTGGCGTGATGAGGACACCCGCAACAGTGAGCGTCAAGAGGTGATTAAGTACGCTCAGAATGTTGTTGGTTTCTCAGAACAGGAAATCGCCAACGCGACAGACGCTCGTGCGATTGAACTGCTCTACAAAGCGTGGCAATGGGACAATCTTCAGAAGAAGAAACCCGCCGCGAAGAAGAGGGCAAGCAAGGCTCCCAGAATGGCCAAACCCGGAACGCCAAAGACAAAGGCGCAAGTTGCAAGTCGTCAGCGACAGCAAGCGAGACAGCGGCTCGATAAAGAGAAGTCTGTAGGCGCGGCAGTCGATTACTTAATGGGTAGATAACAGCGTAACGCTAGAAAGGTTTTTAAAATGTCTACTTACACTACTTCCTCAGCCGTTGGTGAGCGCGAACAGCTTGCTGATGTCATCTATCGGATTGACCCCGATGAAACACCAATCTTCTCTGCTCTGAAGAAAGAAACCTCAAACGGTGTCTTTGTTGAGTGGCAGACCCAAGAACTTGCGAGTGCAAGCAACTCAAATTTTGCAACCGAAGGTGCAGATGCCTCATATGTTGCGCCAGTCGCAACAACTCGTCTTGGTAACTACCACCAGATAAGCCAGAAGGCTGTTACTGTCAGCAAAACTTTGGATGTCGTGGAAAAAGCGGGGCGTGACCGGGAAGTTGCGTACCAGAAGGTTCTGAAGTCTCTGGAACTGCGCCGTGACATCGAAAAGTCAATCGGTGACACAGACCAAGCTCGTTCAGCGTCTGACCCTCGTAAGTCAGCCTCACTGACAACTTGGATTACAAACGGCTCACTGGGCGGTGGCGGCACATTCTCTGCTGGCACAGGCACAGGCGTAGTCGGCGCCGGTACTGACAGAAACTTGTCACTCGCATTGATTGAAGACGGAATGCAAGATGCATGGACCGAGGGTGGTAATCCAAAGCTCCTAGTTGCCTCAGCTTCGAACCGTGCGAACTTCTCAGACCTGTCAGCTTCTGGCAATCTGGTAAGCAACGATGTCAACATGACACAAGCAAAGGCTACAACCTATGTGGGAAGCACGAGCGTATTTCTCACGGATTTCGGAACTTTGGATGTGGCTCCCTCAAGATTCCTCGGCAATGACCGCATCTTCTTGTTGGACCCAGACTTCGCTTCAATCTGCACACTGAATGGCCGCAACTTCGCAGAAAACGAAATTGCACCAACCGGTGACGCGGAGAAGTTCCAGATTGTGACTGAATGGTCACTGAAGGTACAGGCTCCAAAGGCACACGCAATGATTATGGACCTGTCAGGTTCCTAAGTAATCATAGAGAGGGGCGGGCGACCGCCCTTCTCACCTTTTGGGAGGTATGTATGAAGCGCGTATTGAAGCATGACGCACAAACCGGCCAGACACTGACGATGGACCAGAACAGTGATGGCACCACCTATATCGAGAACACTCAAAATTTCGACAATCTTCTGAAGCTAAATAAGCACATGGCAGATGACTGGACCCCCGGTCAGATGATTGGCTCACAGAAGCACATGGCCCATGTGGCAGAAATCCCGAATGTGTTGTATAATCAGCTTGTCAACAAGTTTGGTCGCCCCGCCGAAAACCCGAAGGCGTGGAAGAAATGGCTGAACGACAGCGAAAATCGGGTGTTTAGAACTGGCGGCGGTTACATATGAGCATTACAAGCTATCAGGATTTGCAGGACGCTATAGCCAACTTTTTGGCGCGTGACGACCTGACCGCACAGATTCCCAACTTTATCCAGCTTGCAGAAGCACGGATGAGCCGGGAGTTAGAAACACGCGAACAGGAAAAGCGGGTGCAGGCCACACTGACCTCCGGGGATGAGTACATTGCCCTGCCGACAGATTTGCGTGAGGTGCGCGAGGTAAAGCTGAACACTAGCCCTGTGAAGGTGCTGTCTTACTTCAGCCCAACAGGTCTGGACACATCCTACCCAAGTGGGGGTCAGGGCCGTCCAGAGGGTTACAGCATTGTCGGCAAAGAGATGAAGCTCCGCCCGGTCCCTGATAGCGCGTACACTGCTGAGATTATTTACATTGGTACGCTGGACGCAATTAGCGCGACCAGCACTCCTACGCTGTTCCTTCGTAGCCCGGACCTGTATCTGTACGGCGCACTTGCAGAGGCTTACGCTTATCTGCTCGATGAGGCCCGTGCGGCTCAGTATGATGCCAAGTTCACACGCGGCATGGAGGAAGTAAAAGTCGATGAGCAACGCGCACATTATGGGTCAGGCTCGTTGGCTATAACAAGTATCTATTCACGACAAAACTCAGTAGCGGAGACTTAATATGTCAGCAATGTCAGATTACTTAGAGAACGAAATTCTCGACCACATTCTTGGGACTGGTGCTTACACCATGCCGACCACCGTATATGTTGGCCTATCCACTGCGTCATTTAACGATGACAACTCAGGCACAGAGCTTTCCGGCTCAGGTTATGCCCGTCAGACGATTGCCTTCAATGCGGCGGCATCTGGCACAGCCGATAATAGCGGTTCAGTTGACTTCCCAGCCGCTACAGGCTCATGGGGTACGGTTAGCCACTTTGGCTTGTTTGACGCAAGCTCGGCAGGCAACTTGCTTATTCACGGTGCTTTGACAGCCAGCAAGGTTGTGGACACTGGCGATATTCTTCGTATTGCCGCTGGCGATATGGACATTACCGCCGCATAGGGGTAACGCATGGCAACCCTCGAACAGCTAGATAATTGGGGGGGTATCGACAGCCTTGACGTTTATGGCGTTCTTGACAGTCTTGATAACCTGACCCTGCACACAGCCGCCGCAACAGCGACAGCGGCTGTAACTGCATCTGCTACGGGAGAAACGCAGGTTTACCACGATGCTCAGGCGTCTGTTAGTGTATCTGCAACAGGCTCGGCAACTCTCACTGTTGATACACTGCACTTGGCTCAGGCTAGTGTGAATGTTGCGTCAACTGCCTCTGCAAGCCTAACAGTAGACACCCTGCATCTAGCAGAGGCCGCTGTAGATATTGCTGTAACGCAGGCAACATCCGCAGGACGCATCAGACCGATATCTGCATCTGTCACTGCGGTAAATACTGTCACGGCTGTATTTGCTAGGACAAGGCCATTTGAGGCGTTGGTAAACATCGCCAATACAGCAACCGCCACTGGCACAAGATTCCGCACAGTTTCCGCCAGTGTCACTGCGGCTGTTACTGGCACGATGCAGGCTAGGTTCTTACTGCCTGCCGTTGCAAATGTTGATGTTACTGTAAGGCAGTCAACAAACCCGAAAATGATATTAAATGGCGACATGACCGCCTCCACAGCAATCACGCAGTCAACATTAGCAAAACGGCTTGGCGAGGATTGGACGGTTGTGCCGGTTGGCACTGAGGTGTGGACGGACATAGCGGTCGGTTCTGAGATTTGGGGTGCTGTCCCCGTTGGCAATGAGGTGTGGGCAAGGCAATGATACAGTTCGGCGAGTGGCTCCCTGACCAGCCAGATTACATGAACACAGGCGTAATTACCGCGACAAATGTGGTCCCGGCGGCAAGTGGCTATGCACCTATCAACGAGTTTGTGGCCTACTCCGGCGATGCGACTGATACCCTTCTGGGCATCTTTGCGGCCAAAGACAATGACGGGAACATCAAGCTATTGGCTGGTGACAACGCCCGGCTGTATGAGTTTGATTCAACTGATTCTGGCCTTGATAGCATTACGAATACCGGCGGCAATTATAGCCTGACCAGTTCGGAACGCTGGCGGTTTGTGCAGTTCGGCGAGACTGTGATTGCCGCTGGTGGTGTTGGCGAGACATTGCAGAAGTTCCAAGTCGGCACTGACAGCAACTTCTCAGACCTTGCCACAGATGCGCCGAAGGCTGACTTTATAGCTGTGGTTCGTGACTTTGTGTGGACCGGCAACATTGATGACGGCTCTGG